GGGTTGGCAAATCCAACATCGAGATCTATGACCACTTGGTAAACATTTCCCGCCAAATCACCAGCAGGTGTGGTGGAAGTGACAAGAGAGTAGTTACCATTTGTGTAGCCGTTAAACCCAACTCGTTGACCAGCAGTTGTTGTTACAACTCCTGTGCCCAACCCCAGATTAAACCACTTCAGTAAACTTGAAGGCAGGGATAACAACCGTGGATTTGTCATCAAGTGCTGAAACTCGACTATGTAATCCATGATTAGATACCCTGGTGAATCCCCAAGATTCCCATTTGTTGTGTTGCGTGTGTACACCAACACCTCTCCATCCGCCTGATGTTGCACGTCCTCACTATTAAATATGTCAGTGTGCACCCAATCCCTGTTAGAGGATATGTTTACTGACATATTGTTCCATTGTGGACCGAGGACTGAGTTAGCTGTGGATAATGCATAGGACAAGAAATTGCTAGAGTTGTGATTAACCTTAGGTCCACCTCTATTCTCATGATACATCATCAGCACATCACCAGAAAGACTGGTGGGGGAACTGGATATGTAATGCAGTTGCAACTGTCGGATGCGATAGCGTTCATGAGATTGGAAATATCCCCTCATGACACTAGCAACCAATGCGGCAGGAGTAACAGGAACACCACCTGATAAACACCAGGTTGATATTCCGGATCCAATACCACCAATTGCCATCACAAAATCCCTACCCCGTACTGTAGTCACATCTCTATTGGTAGTCACCCCAGGTAAAGTCGACCTCAAAGTGTTTCCAATGGAGACTGGAGCCTGGCTAACTTGTGAGACACCTCCAAATGGAGCAAGTTGTGTATTCATAACACGAACTCGCTTAGCCTTGGATTGTTCACTAGAGTTGTTAACCTGGTTGATCCGTCTCTTCTTAGAAGAGCCCTTTGATTGCATTGTAGACTTGATAACCTGCAGCGCCATAAACTAGAACTTGTGCGACTGGATTGACGATCTGAGCTGCGTATCCGAGTGTGAAAGCTGCTGTTTCAAGAGCAGATGTACTAGAATACGTGTGAGAGAGAGCTTGTGTGAACGGAAGTGATTGTGAAGCAATGTACTGTCCCGCGTTGTACGCTGTACTCATATGCTTGTGGAAGATTAAGTGCGATTTTGTGAATGCTTAGTAGTTGCAGGAGCGCCTCCAATTGTAATATACTGAATTTTAGAGTTGTCCTCGTTGAAAGATTGGTAATGTCTTTCAGGAGGGTTCATACTTAAAGCACCAATAATACCAATGATAATTATAACCACGATCCACATCCCAATTAAGGGAAGTGGATCGTAGCTATGATGGACATGCACAATGGTCATCAGAAATGGAAGTGCTGAGTGAACTCAACACTTTCTCCAACAACCGTCATCGAGACACTAGGTCCCATATCCTTCTTAACATCGGCTTCTTGGTAGACTGCCTTAGAAGCAACATCTTTATAAGCAGAACCCTCCGTCCTTTCACGACTACTTCTTCTTTCTCTACGAGGAGCAGTACTCTGGGGCGCATTTGTAGCATCCATTGAAGTGGTTAGTTTCATGCCCTGGACCACAAAAGAGCATTTGGATGCTCTTCTATGTCCTCCAGAATCTCACCCACCTGTATGGGCTTGAAGCTGGTTTCCAGGGCAATCTGCTCGTCCGGTGTCAATCCAAAAGCTAACCAGAAGCTATATCTTGACTCAGCATCAGGTGTAAGATCAAGGTACTTGGAAGTACGATTGAACTTATATCTCCAATTCTCTTCGAACTGAGTCGCCATATTAGACTTCTCGGACATATGAACTCCGGTTTCAGGGATTTGTTTGAAGAATGTGCTCATTACTGGCACACCATCGTTCAGCACCCTTCCACCCTTGCCCACCGCATCTAGCCAGGCATCCCTGGCCTTCTCGGAACGCAGATCGTTGAGACTGTGAAGATCTTTAGAAAGTGAGTGGGATACATTTCGTACCATGCGATACTGCCCCCCGACCTTGATAGGTCTGGTTTGGCAGAACTCCACTCGCTCCAAGACATCCACAGTAGGTTCAACTTTCATAGTAAACCCGAGAGTGCTGTAGTAGTCAATGAGGCCAGCACGCACCCGTGCCTCATCCCCTCTTTCTACAAACAGCATGCAGTCATCTCCGTTGTTAGCCAGCCTAAAGTGCTTCACTCCGTGAACATACTTACAATAATTGTACACAGTTGCACACATTATGTAACAGTTCCCGGATGAAGTGTTCATGTCACCGGACATGCGACAACCTTCCACCTTGTACCT